CATCAATACCTGATTCTTCAGAACCGTTGATGATAATATAATCACAACCAAGTTCTTCGCAGATTGCACGAGCAATCGTAGTCTTACCAACACCCGCTGAACCGCAGAGAAGCATGTTGGGGATTTCGCCAGTCGCAACGAACTCGCGAAATGTCTTTAGTTGATCATCGGGGAGAATACAATCATCAAGTTTGCGAGGACGATACTTTTCAACCCAAAGGAACTGTTCTTTTGATGCGTTCATTTTTCACTTCTTCCATAATGTTATACTCGGGAGACCATCCCAAGTTTCTTAATTTTGAATTGTCGGCATGTGTAACAATTCGTTCACCAGTTACTTCACGAATAGGGACATCACGATATCCATACTCACGAGCAACATCAACAACAGAGACAGGATTACCTGTCCCAATATCCAATTTACCCTGAATACGGGTATCTGTCAATATAATTCTCATCGCTGAAACAACATCTTCAACATGAGTCCAGTCGCGCTTATGATCAGTAAGATACTCAACTTTGTCATTGAGCATCATGTCATAGAACATGTCGGGACGAGAGTCAGGTCCATAGACAGTGTGAAAGCGCATTCCTACTGAATATTTTGGAGCAACTTCTTCCATTGCCTTCTTGCTAGTAGCGTATGGATTTTGCCACCACTCATAGATTGAAGAAGAGGAAGCATAAATGCACCGAAGATTGAGACGATCGCATTCCGAAAAGACTTGCATCGATCCTTTAACGTTCACGTCCCAATATTCTTCAGGGTCCAACCAACTCTTACGCACACCTGCTAGTGCGGCAAGATGTAGTACTGCTGAATAATATTCTGAGATTTTAAAATCGCGAATATCTCCCTCGTACGGAATCATCTCGAAGGAGTCGGACAGAATGCGTAAAGCATTCCGCCCGATAAATCCCTCATGCCCTGTTATCAGAACCTTCACGCAGGGTTATCCAACCTTGACGGTAAATTCAAAATCATTCAATACCAGAAACTTATTAAACTGGCGAACGATTTCTTCAGGGTTGTGCTCAAGTTCAACGTCAAAGTCCATACTGGTCGAGCGATTGAGATGATCATCGTCACTGTTGTATGGTACGCGAGCGCTGAAACTAATTTCTAATTTATTCATGTTACTCTCCAATTAAACTACTGACGATGGTTCCATCGCCAACCAATACTCAAGGTTCTTGGTTGCATGCTTAAAGTGCATTGCTTTCTTGCGACCGAGAGCAACTGTATAGTCATCAGTAATGACCTTCAGATTCTCAACCTTGAGTCGACAATCAAAGTCACCAACATCAGTTGTAGTCAATTCCTTACGATACGCATTCGCACGTGGATTGCTTGGGTCGCTGACACTCAATGTCACCTTGCCATCCTTAGAGACAATACTCATGGTCGGAGCAGAGAGAACGTTCGCTGCCTTCTGCACCATGCTGATATCAGCAGCAGTCAGGGTGAAGTCGAAGAATGGATCAATCTCGAGAGTCTTGTCTGGAGCAGCAGTAACTACACTGGGATCAGCATAACCATACTCAAACTCAGACTTACCTTCACGAAGGAACATACCTGTTTCTTCAAAGTCAATCTCAGGGTTTTCCCAGAGACTCAGCAACGCAAGGAAGTTGTTCAAGTCATAGACCGCAAACTCACGGTCAAAAGTTTCTGAAACTGTTGCGCGAGAGAGGATATTCTTACCTGCACTGACAGTGGAAAGAACATTGCCCTGACGCACGAGGATATTGGTATTAATACTTGCAAAGTTCTTTAGAAGCGCAAGGGTATCGGATGAAATCTTCATAATATATTAGTCCTTTTTCTTTTTAGTTTTCTTACTGGTTTCTTCAGTAAATTCAATTATACCTGGAATAGTGTCGGAAGTCAATAGAGAAGTGGTTCCCATGTTATATTCACCCCAGTTGGGAGCAATCGTATATTCTGGTTTGAAATTAATAGTATCTGAAAGCGACAACGAAGTCTTCAATTCATAAGTTTTACTATTGACTTTTTCAAATGGATCAGGTATACTACTCTGTTGTTCCTTGTCGTGCACATGCATCGCAATGATTGCATAGTGAATGACTTTCAACAAATCCTTACGCCAGTCTTCAGGTGTTCCCTTGTGACCGTACCGTTGGGCATACTTCAGGATATTGCCTACAGTAAAACCAATACCATGACCACCGTCGATAATAAACTCGGTTGCTTGGTATTGATTCTGCGAGTAATGCTCACCATAGGTGGCATTAATATATTGGGTAATCTCCCGTAGGAGATCACCCTCGTCATACTTGTAATTAATTGTCATTATGTCTCCTTAGAATGGAACTTCTTCATTTACAGACTGGAAATATGCGTCTTCATTTACGCCATCATCTGGCATCGCATCGTTATCGACTTTCTTGTAGAGGTCTAGGAAAGCGGACTTGGTGTCAGCATCGAAGCGATTGACGCAAAGTTCGATTGCCTTAGCACGTGAACCGAACATAGCAAAGGCATTGACGATGTGCTCAAGACGACGAGTCGAGATGAGTTCTTCGACGCCACCTTCATAGAAAGTCTTGCGGATAATATCTGCCCAAGTTACCAACTTGTCAGCAAATTCATCATCAACCTTGTTGACTTTTTCCATCTTGTTGAGGATAATCTGCTTCTCAATCTTTAGCGAAGGATATTCCTGTTCAACAGTGATGGCGAAACGCTCAAGGAACGCATCGTCAAGAATCTGGGCAGACATAAACTTGCCATCGTCAGAACCACGACCCTTGGTGTTCGCTGTGGCGATGACATTGAAACCTGCCTTGGGGTAAACTGTCTCACCAGTTTTCTTGTTGAAGTATGGTTTACCTTCAAGGATTGCTTGGAGGCACATCATCTTGTTCGAACCACGGTCGATTTCGTCGAGAATAAGGATAGCACCACGCTTCATGGCAGTGAGAACTGGACCTTCACGGTAAACAACGTTACCGTCGACGAGGGTGTTACCACCAATTAGGTCGTCTTCATCGGTTTCGATGGAGATGTTAACACGCATGCATTCGCGCTTCAACTTAGCACAGACCTGCTCGATCATGGTGGTCTTACCGTTACCCGACAGACCAGAGATAAACGTTGGGTAGAAGTTGTTCGACTTCACAACCTTCCGAAGATCGTTGTAGAAACCAAAGGGAACATAGGTTGGGTCAACGTGCGGAACGAGGTTCTCGATAACTGTCTGCAACTTTGGTTGAATTACCATCTTAGGAGCAGAAACAGGGACTGGGGCAACAGGCGACTTGGTACCTACCATCAACGGTGACAGATCATACGTACCACGCTTGATCATACGGTCGCGCTGAAAAATCCAACCAGGATACTTCATCCCAAGAGATTCGGCAGCGGCAACAACATCACGCTTACGGAAAACACCATTGTTGGTGTTGTTGTCAGAAAGGAACTCAACCAAAGCATCACGATTCATCATAAAAATATCCTCACATCACATCATCATTTAATATATTCATTATACCTTAAAACAGTATAGAAGTCAAGCCGCTTTTTCACTATAAAGATAGGAAAGATAACCAGCGACATAGGCGTCAGAAGCACCAACCATCACGCGAAGTTGGGAGACAATAAAATCAAGTTCAATAGACTCGACCCAACCATTTTCAAAATCATCACGAGCAGTAGCGAACCCATCAGCGTAAGAAGTAAAATCAGTCATCAACATTTCCTTTCTCATCTTATATTCCACTCTACCCCGAAACGAGATAAAAGTCAAGCCCTTATTTCGCTTCGGGGTAAATAATTTTAGGCGACTGCTTGGATCATCTTATTCAGCAGAACTCGGTTGGTCTGTTTGGTATTTTGGAACTTCTTAAACGCCCGACGAAGATCTTTCGGGTCGCTGCTGTCAGTCTCAAAGACATCTTCACCAATAGTCAACTCGCTACCACCAGGAATCAAAAAGCGATCATCGAAACCAAATGATTTTGTGGTGTGGAAAAACTTTTGCTTCCATTCATTCTTCCACTTGGTATCGAAATCTTCAGCAGAATTATGTATACGTTTTGCTACCCACTTAGGATTGTAAGGAGCGATGTAGAAATTGATAACACGCGAACCAGTTGCCTTCTTGTAGAGTTCTAGAAGAGCAACTTGCAGTTGAGTGCGATAAACTTCATCATTATACTTAACTGTCACCGAAGCATTGGTGCTTGCATCTGTGATATTGATATGGTGCGAACCATAACGGCCTCCAACAGTGATATTGTTATCACCATCACCATCGGTGAGGAACACAGTGTTGAGAACTTCTACGCGATTTTTAGCACGGAACTTGTCAGCAATCGAACGAGCAAGCATGATTGATTCTTCAAGAGGAGTCGAAGCAAGACCCATGATGTCTGAATTGCGAACGAATCTTTCAGTGCGACGAGAAGGACGAACAGAATAGTCATATCCCTTGGCGCACATAAGAAGAGTGCGAACTACTTCATTAAACTTAGCAGACGAACAGTTATCTGAAACAAACTGCAACAGATTGAATGAATTGTCACCGATTTCAAGTTCCTTGCCAGATGAAACCGTGTCACTAGCACGATTTGCACGCATGGCATCAGACTTGGAATACTTGTCATTAACAACACCATTGTTGGTGAAACCATAAACTTCAAACGGGATACGAACCTTGCGGCAGAACATCATGAGCGTAACCAACTGCTCAATCGTACCTCTCATGTTTGATGCCATCGAACCAGACATATCCAGGAACAAAAGCATACCATGGTTTTTACCATTAGGAACAACTGTATTGCGAGCGAACAGGTCTTCGCTGATTTTATGTGCCCAAACACGGTCAACATCAAGACGACCAGTCTTAGAAATCTGCGCACGAGCAAACTCTGAAGCGCGACGACGCATTTCAAATTCTTGAACCATGGTATTAATATACTTCTGGTTGTTGTTGCGGAACTCAGAGAAAACTTCCTGTGCGACTGGGTCATAATCTACAGTTTTTGTAAACCACCTGTCAGCATACACAGTCGGACGCATCCTATCAAGAACCCAATCCATAGGAATGACATAGTTCTTGGTATCAACCTTGCGGAGAATACCATACGCATACTCCCGTGACTTTGAGTCGATGAACGTATCTTCCATTTCGCGGAAGTTCTGATCAGTGATAGAGACAGGGTCTTCGTTCAGGACTGGTGTGTCATTTGAACCAGAAAGTTTTTCGCTTTGAGTTGGAGCAACACTGCCATCTTCATTTGCGTCGTCGGCAGACTTAGCATCAGACTTAGCATCTTCGCCAGTTTTATCACCAGAATCAGCATCGGCATCAGCAGATTCGCCTTCGCTCGACTCGCCTTCGTCACCATCACCTGAATTCTGATCATCCATGTCGGAGAACCATTTATCGACGTCGTACGAGGCATCGTCGTCACCATCTGAATCGTCCATAAGTTCGCCCATGAATTTTGACGAATCAAAGTTATGCTCGGGTTCAGATTTAGCAAGTTCATAGAGTTCTACTGCGAGCGCAGCAACATCATCCCATGTTTCCAACGCATCAACACGAGCAAGATACTGATTCTCATCAGCGCTGAAAGGAGCATTGAGGAAAGAACCAACCTTATAGTGCAGATTGATACGGTCAATAAGACGCAACTTGCTGAGGTCATATCCCTTAACGCCGAAGAAGTTATTCTCGAACAGTTCCTGATAACCAGCGAAGAAGTTGCGACGGATGCCAGGAAACTTGTCCTTAATCTTGCGCTCGATACGAGCATCTTCAAGAACGTTCAGATAGGACTTGATGCCCATACCACGAGCATCAATCTCGCCATGCCAACCCTGAGCAGGTGTGAACAATGCATGTCCAACCTCATGACCGATAAGCAGGTCATAAAGGTCAGACGACATGTCTTTCCAGATAGGGAGGATGAGGGTGCGGTTCTTAAGGTCGAACATCGCAGTGGGAACCTTCTGATGTTCAATCCGAAGGTTCTCAGTTGCGAGCAATTTAGCAAGGGTAGACTTATGGGAAATAGACATCACGAAACCTCATCAATTAATATATTTCATTCTACCTCCAAACGAGGCAAAAGTCAAGCCCTAAAATTACTTTCAGGATAAATTAATTACAGCGAGTGATGCGCTTTTCGTAGTAGTCGCCATATCTATCGATACCGCTAGTAAAAATTTCACGGCAATTCTGACGACGATAGTGGTATTCATACTCGCGGTCATAGACTTCGCGTTCAACTTCACGCTCTGCTGGTTGTTTACGACTAGCAGCACCAAGGATGAAGGCACCTACACCGATAGCGATCGCTTCACCAGTGCTGATGCGCGAACGTTTTTCACGGTGCTCCCAGCGATTTCCGTCACGATTATCACGATGACGTGCCTCAGCAGCAACAGGAACAAAGGCAACACTAAGAGCAACCAAACTTACGACAACAGATTTAATCATAAACTTTCTCCTTCTATTATTCCATTCTACCCTAGAACATGACAAAAGTCAAGCCCTTATTTACGATATCTTGTCATGGTTCCATCGTGATGCGCGAGATACGCTTCAAAGTCCACATCTGGATATTCATTTTTCAAGTCGATTAACATGTCAAGATTCGAGATCGCATCATCAAACAAACGAACACGAGCATACTTGCCTGTGTCGAGATACTGTTTAATGAAGATCTTTTTTCCAGCAGCAGAATTCGGTGCGTTTAGATTACCAGCGCGATGCACATGGATGTCATCAATATCGATACCCTGTTTACGAAAGGTATCTAGGAACATGTCACGATCGTCAAAGTCAGCACGAGCAGTGATAACAATCATCTTGCTACCCTTTGCCTTTACGTTCTTATGAATCGCGATTAGTTTGTTGATTGCTTTCACAATAGGTTCAGAAGTATCGCGGAAATGTTTGGCATCGCGAAACTCTCGGAAGTCAAATGACTCACCAGCACCCAACTTGTAGGTGTTAAACTCTTGGTTAGACAACTTACGGAGGATTTCTCCACCCTTCATCACATAGATGAGTGCCTTTGTGTTAAAGAGGGTCTCGTCAATATCCCATATGGTCAGACCAGAACCCTCTTTACGTTCGAAAATATAATCTTTAAAACCAATCATACAATCAGTATACCTGTCTTTTTAGTAAAAGTCAAGCCTATTTATTCGTTTATTGATTTTTTCTTGCACGTTTTGGTTTAGGAGGTTCGGTTTCTTGTGGTGGTTCTTGTGCGACAATACGTTTCTCTAAACGTTTTGCGACTTCATCAGCATCCAACCAGATATCTTTGTTATCCAACATGGACTTGATTTCCTCTGGTGTCAGGAAGTCTTTATAGAACGAATCGAATAATTTTTCTGACCAAGACCTGAAGTGTGTAATTTGATCATACATCTCACCACCCTTACCAATTGTTCCGCTGGAATAGTTGTGGAACATGAACATGGTATGGTCAGACAGTTCGAACCTATCCGCTGACAAGAAAATTAAAGTAGCAGCGCTCATACAAATACCCTCGACAGAACAGACGATAGTGGCATTTGATTCCTGAATCGCACGAACCAGTTGTAACGCAGAGAACAAGTCACCACCTTCACTGTTGATGCGAATGTAGATTATATCAGTCTCACCTGCTGCTCGGAGAATCTGGAACCATTCAACATAATCTTCCGCTGGTTTAATTTCACCACAGAGATAAAATGTTACAGCAGTTGCTACTGGTTGCTGGAAGAACTTAGGTTTAGGAAAAAAGGGCAGGTCATTCTCACTCATAGTGTCGCGTGATCGCGGTGATTTTGTCAATTTGTGCATCAATAATTGGTATCCTGTTTGGCCAATGAATATACTCCTTCTCAGGATTCTTCATCAGGTTGTAAAGTAGGGGAAGAATTAGATCTTCGACTTGTTTTAGTTTCTCTGTAACTTCCATTTCGACGAGTCGTTTATGTTCAGAGATCATTGTTGACTGGTCTGCTGTCAAAATACGAGACTCGATGTCATAGAGTTTTGCCATAATCTCATCTTTGAGATCGTCAGCGTCTATCGTCTGAGAACTATACGGTTCTTGAACATGAATTACAGTTTCGGTTGGATCTTCAAATGTGAATCCAAAATCATAAGTTTTGTTTGACATATTTCTTCAGATACTTTCTTGCTCGTTTGTTTAAAGACTTGAGTGCCATGTCGAGTTTCAACTGTGACACATGATCAGAAAAGTTTAATCCTTCCATGTGATCGAATTCATGCTGAGCGATTCTTGCAGGTAGACCCGTAAAAGTTTCAACCACATATTCTCCAGTAACATTCTGATATGAAAGAGTCACTTCCTTGGGACGCTTAACCGACAACCATAATCCAGGATAAGATAGACATCCTTCCTTGGCGAGTTCTGTTTCCTTAGAGACAGAAATTACATGCGGATTAAAAACATTCTTACGATTGGTATCGTCAGATCCCATCACAAAAACCTTAGAGTCAATACCAACTTGATTGGCAGAAAGTCCAAGTCCTCGTAACCGTCGGGATTCTTCCCACAATGTATCGGCAAGTTCCTGTGCGTTCTGGGTTTCGAAGTCAAAGTTTTCTGGAACCTTGCGAAGAGCAGGGTCTGTAAATTTAATTAATTCCATGGTTCATCCTATACTTTTGTAATCACAAGTAGATTATTGTCATCTTGTAACTCATCATTTTTATACAAGAAATAATCTAAATCCTTGACTTTCTCGAGTAGCACATCTAGATATTCGGGGACGATGTCCTCGACAATCAAGTAACCTCCCGATTTAACTCTCGGAAGATAGTTATCTATGAAAAATAATATATCAAGTAACATGTGCGAACCATCGTCAATAGCAACATCAAGATCATATGGAATCATGTCCATAACCTTTGGAGAATAAGCATCTCCGATAATGCAGAAGATATCTTTAAATTGATTTTCTGGTTTGTCAAACTGTTTACTAGAATTAATGTCAAGACCAATTACTTTGGCATTCGTAAAATAATCATTCCAAAGAATCAACGATGACCCCTGTTTAATACCAACCTCTAAGATTGTTTTCGCTGTTTCTTTTATGCTCAAAAAATATTTATCGTAGACTTCAGGAACGTAATCATGCTTCGCAGAAAATTTGTCACTAATATATCTGTAAGGATCTGATTTATATAGTTGTGAGACTAACATTATTATACCACCATTTCACTGTAATTATTTTTCTTTTCAAACTTGATCAGACTGCGGAACTTGTCGAACAGTTGATCGCCCTTGTGACTGATGACAAACACATTAGTATCTTCCCCGACAGTATCAAGCAATGCCATAACATAATCGGTGCCATTATTATCCAGTGAGGAGTCAAATACCTCATCGAGAATAAGCAGATTAGTTGCTACGCTGTTCTTCATCTTGGCGATTGTTCTCCAGGTAAATAGAAGTGCCAGATCGATACGTTGCTTTTCACCTTCTGAGAATGAAGCATAACTAAAATCATCACGATGGCGAGACTTGATAGTTTCATCGAACTTCTCATCAAGATTAAACTGCACAAAGAAGTCCATTGCTTGTAGATATTTATTCACCAACTTATTGATAACTGGAAGATACTGCCGAATAATCTTAGTCTTAATACCAGTGTCTTTGAGCAGCGTCGAGACAACTTCCATGTAATGCTTTTCTTCATTCAGTCTTGCCTTCTCCTCGTTCTGTGTCAGAACTTCCTTAGCATATGACTTGAGTTTTGTTTTTTCTTCATCAATATCTGCAGTCTTGGTAGTGATGTCATTGTATTCTAAATTGAGTGCTTGAATCAAACGCTGTTGAACAATAATTTCATTGTTGTTCGCGATAATCTCTGCATTCACCCCAGAAATTTGTTCGGAGAGAGTCTCATTTTCCGCGATAAGTTCCTCAAGTTTTGTAAACTCTTCCTGTAACTTATCCATTCCCGCAGATAGTTCTTCGATTTTCTCTTGTCTGGATGATACGATGGTTTCTTTATGATCGTGAGCAATGCCTTGCTGGCACGTCGGACATTCGTCTGTCTCATTATAGAATGCCACCTCTTTCTGGAGATCGCGGAGTTGGGTGGAAAATTTGGTTTTAAAAGATTCGAGTTTCTTTTGTTTTGCACCGAGATCTCCGAGTGCTGCCTTGGCATCTTCGTGCGTGAACTTCTTGCCTTCGAGTACTCCAATAAGATTCTGAAAACTGGCGATGGACAATTCACATTCTTCGATTCGCGAGATAATTTCATCAACTCTCTTTTCTTTATTTGCTTCGAGCGTATCGACATATTCTTTCTGGATGGTTGCCTTTTGTTTCAGAACTTCCAGTTTACCATCAGCATCATGAAGACTATCTTTCAGTTCGTTCATCTTGTCGCGCAGAACAGTATTCATTGTGGTAAAGATCTGAATGTCAAGAATGTCTTCAATAATCTCGCGACGAGTAAACGGTGGCAACTGCATGAATGGAGTAAACGATGCTGATCCCAGAATAACAATCTGAGTAAACGACTTGTAATTAAGTTTGAGAACTGATTCCTCGAGATACTTTTGATAGTCTCGAGCAGCAGCATCTTGATTGATTACTTCACCACCAGATTGAATCTCGAAGATGTTCGGTTTAATACCACGAACAATCTTGTAATCTTTGCCACCAATGTCAAACTCAATTTCAACCAGAAGATTTTTCTTGTTAATTGAATTCAACAGTTGCGGTTTGTTGATGCTGCGGAAAGGTTTGCCGAACAATCCAAAGCAGAGAGCATCGAGCATCGTGGATTTACCACCACCATTCTCGCCGACAATCAAAGTGCTGGGTGAACGGTTGAGTTTAATTTCAGTGAAAGCATTACCTGTTGAAAGTAAATTCTTCCAACGTATAGTTTTAAAAATGATCATACAGAAACGTGCTGTGCCTCAATATACAAAGTTCTCAATAGGTTTTTAATCTTGTCTTTATCAAGATCGGTCGAAACAGTATCAACAAAATCAGATAGTACGGTCATTGTATCCTCGACATCCATCTTATCTTCTTCAATTACATCTGCCTCGAACTCAGAGAAGTCTTCAATTATCTTTAGTTCGATTAGATCACAGTCATATAATTTATCAACGAAGCGATCAAACTTATAGAAGTCTGTCTTCTTGACTACGACTAATCTTACACAACTACCAACAATTGGTCCAAGGTCCATACTATTAGGATCACTAGTAGTATCATCATAATAGATTTTATGGAAGATTTGAAATGGGTTCTCAAAGAATTCTACCTCGTTAGTTTCCGTGTCATATAAGTGATACCCTCTAGGGTCATTATAGTCAGACCAAGTAAACTCATAGGTATTACCAAGATACAGAATGTTACCAGTCCGACTGCGATGGTGAAAATGACCAGAACAAACGAGAGGAAATCTATCAAAATGTTCAGTGCCCATGCCATGGTCATTTTTATGCCCACGGTACATTTCAAAACCTGAAAATTCAAAGTGTCCGAATACTGCTTGTGCATTACTTTTATCTACAACCTCCATGGTTTCTGCATAATTACCAGAACAAATCCATGGGACAAGCAGTAGATTCTTTCCGTCCAGTTTAATTTCTTCTGCGTCAGAATATGTTATAACATTTCCATACTCACGAAGCAGCAGGTCTAGTGAGTTTACCTCATTAGTATTCTTGAAAAATGTGTCATGGTTACCAGCAATCATGTGCACATCGATACCGAGATCTCGTGCTTTATCGAAGAAATACTCACGACACTTTTTTAGTGTGTTGTAATTGATAAACTTGCGGCGATCAAAAACATCACCAAGATGAATTATAGTTTTGATTCCTGCTTGTTCAAGGTGTGGGAAAAACACCTCAGTATAAAACTTCGCGAAGAAGTTATCGAACGGAATAGAATCTGACCTAGCACCGAAGTGAGTGTCTGTGATCAACGCAACCTTCATACTCGAACTTTCTAATTACTTTGCAGGTGCAGTAGGAACTACTTCTTCCAACTTTTCTTCAGTCGTTGGTTCTGCTTCACCTTCTTCTGCGAGGCGCTTAAGAACAATTTGTCCGTCGCAGATCATGTAGTGTTGACCTTCACCAAGATCACTTGACTCAAGATAGATACATCCTGCGTTCTGTTTAGAAACACCTTGAACACCATTCCTGTGGTTGCTAATATTACTGGATACTGCCGCGATAATCAATGCAAACGCAAGAAAGAAAAATACGGTAAACCAGTTTTCAGTGAACCATGCAACGTACTTGTTAGTTTTTACTTCAGTCATAAACAACTCCTTTAACAATCTTTAATAAATCCATTCTACTCTATATCAAGAGAATTGTCAATGATTTTTTGGTCTAAATATTTCGGTCGACGCTTTGGTATGTTGCTGACCTTTGCTGATTCTGGTTTGTCAAAGTCATCAATCATGTCCATCTGCTTCTTAACATAGTCAATAAACTCATTACCATAGTCACCTGTATCGTGGTCTTGTGTAATCAAGTCATGAACATCAATGTTTCGCATGTATCGATACTTAGTTTGTTGCTGGCGTTTCTCTTTGGCAATGCGTCGGAGGAAAGCATAGTATGTTATCTGTGTGAAGTACGCGAAGGGATTCTTTGATTTCTCAGGATTAAAGTTATCGATGTAAGTAATACAATTTTCAATACCATCCGACACCATTTCTTCTCGATATGTGTAGTTGATAAAGTTACTCTTGTATGCCAAGTGAGTTGCGATCTTTAGAAAGCATTCCCCGATATAGTTGGGAACTCGTGGTTTCAATACTCCTGCTTCTTTTGCAGCAAGCACACTATCTCGATACTTAGTAATCTCTTCTAGAAACTTAGAGTTATCTACATAATGTATGTTGTTTTTCTTATTCTTCTTGAATGGTTTTTTCACATTTTTCTCTGGTATTTCAGTCATTTATAACTCCATTTATCATACCGTTATACTATACTTTTTCTTATTAGTCAATGATTTTTTTTCACTATTATTTCAGTATATAGCTTGACAACACTCGCGTTTCGAGGTATAATGACTATGTCGAGTATGATGAATAATAGCTTTACTACTGCTTAATTGAGTAGGTTCCTGCTTCTGAGTAGTTGGGAATGCAACATTTCCATGTCCACGTTTGCCTCCTCTGTTTCCTCGGGAAGTTTTACTTCTCCGGAGATATATCTCTCATACTGGACGAGGAGATTCTCCCTTAATACACAGACAGTAATTATTTCGGATTTGGGAACCAGGAAAGTTTTCTCTGTAGTAATACCAATCCATGGTTTCAGAAGAAACGTTTCTCCAACAATATCTTCTTGGATGACAGGATAGGGAACTACCGAAATAGGATTATCCATCCAGAATAATTCATTCGTTTCACTGTCTCTTATCGTTGCGATTACTAGATCGCCATTTTTAAATTTAAGTACCTTTGGAGTTTCCATCAGTAGATATCCTCACGAGTTTGTATTTGAAACCTTCTTCATTATATAACTTGATTCTCTCTATCATGTGTAGTAGAGTATAATTTTTTCTGCTCTTCCAAGATAAGTCATCACCTATATCAAAAAGACGACAGGAAGTTTTGTCATCTCCCTTACGCAATCCTCTACCAATCGACTGGAGATTTCTTACTCTAGATTTCGAAGGAGAAGCGAATATGACATTATGCAGATTCCTTATATTTATTCCCGTTGAAAAGGTGCCATACGATGCGATGATAACTGCATCTTTCTCTTTCTCAGTAATCTCACGAACCTTCTCGCGCTGCTGAGTATCAGTTCCACCATGGACAAAGAAAACTTGGCGAGACTTTCCGATCTTCTCATTGATCAAGTCATACAAAACTGCACCATGTTTCTCAACAAACTGGAACAACACCAATGTGTTACCCTTCTGGGTGGTTGCCAGATTCTTGATTATGTTGTTACGCTTTTGATGTGTTACCAACCAGTCCATTTCTTCTTGGTAAGTATACTTAGTCAATGCTTTCTTCTCTTCATCAGAATAATCCAGAACGAGGCAATGAATATCCAGGTCGGCGACCGATCCCTGTTCCATCAATTCTTTAGTTGAGATAACCTTGTGGACCTTACCAAACAATCCCTCGAGAATTAACTTATGCGTCTTAGTTCCATCAAGAGTTCCTGTTGTTCCGATCCGGAACTTAGTCTTAGTGCATTTGTTGAAGATCGACGTCAAAGATTTCGCTTTGAATAGATGCGCTTCATCTCCATAGATTACATCAAACTCATCGAAGAACTTTTTGGGTAACTTATAGATTGACTGCCATGTAGAAATCGTTATAGGATATTCATTCGATTTTTCAAATCCTGAATAGATTCTGGCGCAATTATATGATGCTTTCCAGTCTGTTTCCGAGGCATAATCTTGGAAGTCTTTATACATCTGTTCGACGAGGGATGTGGTAGGAACAATGATCAACTGTTTGCGCCCAAACTTCTGGTGATATCGCATCAACAAATAAATGATCAGCGACTTACCTGATGCAGTTGGTGACAGCAGCAGAGTTCTGCCGATACGAATCGCATACTTAACAGCGTCTAACTGGTAGTCTCTTGCTTCGATCGGATTACCTTGTGAGTGGAGATTCAGAGAGTCGGCATATTCAACCAGTTCTTCATAGGTTATGGGATCACCGATACGTTCGATCTGAACGTCCATCTCATATTCATTGCGCTGACAAAATTCTCTGAGATATGGAAGAAGTCCTACATATAGTTCTTTGGTCCACATGTTAAACAAACGTGCCTTACCATCCCATAACTTAGCACGATAGGTTGGCATGAATTTTGCACCTGGAACATCGAAAGTAAAATACTCTGACAGTTCCTGTGAAATGCTGGGGTCGCATTCCACATTCAGATACACTTCATCTTTTTTCGTGATGGTTAGATCGGTCACATTAATCCATTTGTAAACTTGGTCCACTCAATTGCGGACTTAATATCCCATGTCCTACTATTTAGTGACCGCAGAATCTGCTCTAATTGATATAGAACTGCTTTAATATAATCAATCTTGTCCTGTTGCTTGATCATCTCTTCATCGCACTGAAGAACATCGTCCATCTCATTCTTCAGCGGTTTGAGACCTTGGTATTGATTCCACCCATGTTCTTCGAGTTCTTCGCGTGTAAGTTCTCCACGATAATACCGCATCTTAGTTCTGCGCAAGCGATAATAATCTGCCTCTGCCTTGCGCAACTGCAGTTTAGAATTTGATAGTATGTTAAGATACTTAGAATGCAACTCTGGGGTTTTGGTTGATTCTGGACCAAGATTTAATTGGTCGATCTTACAGTCTTTAGTCCATGACTCTTGAATTTCAGATAGTTTCATAATGCCCTCAATAGAAAAATAATATAATTATACTAAATTTTGCTTGGAATGTCAAGCTTTAAAGTGCCTCGACCGTATATTGACGATATTTAAACGCAGCAATACCAATCAAGTAGTCTGCTCGACCAGTGCTAATATCGAAGTCTAATGCCTCGAGACTGACAGGAAAAATGTCGTAGTAAGTAATCTTAACATTTGGATTGTTGTCCGAGTCAAGAATGAAGAAGTCTGCGTCTGAGAAGTTACCTAATGCACCGAGGCGTTTATCTGAGATAGCAGGGAATCTATAACGTTGCGATTCATTCCAATTTTTATACTGCTCTCTGGACTCTGGAAATCCCAGACCAACCAACCAATTATATAGTTCGAGATAGTTACTCATGTTCTCTTGGACAAGAAACCGAATTACCAAGTCGCCGTATGCTAATTTATCACCTGGAACTGGAATATCTGACAGTGGTGTTTGGAACGTAGGAGATCCGAGTTGTATCGCAGGAATGTTTGCTGCTTGGCAGAAGTATGATACATTAGGGAGATTGTGAACCTGAAACTTAAACCCGTTTGGTTTCAGATAGTCGAGATCGCTGGGTTGTTGATTGACCCAGTTTGCTTCTGTTACGCCAAGTGATGATTTTAATACCATGTTACCCTCATTTGTTTCATACTATTTATAATGAAAATGGGGAGAGCATTTCTGCTCCCCCCAGTTTCTTAGTAACCCTTCCTCTAACGGGAAGGTATCGATTACATAAGGTTAGTAACCTTAACGCGACGATAGTATTGGTTACGGTTGGCAGTGAAAGTATCACCGTCAGTTGTACCGTTCGACTGAGTTACGAATGGGTTAGCGATCATCCCGTAACGAGTCTTGAAACCAATTTTTGGTTGGAAGGTGTTAGGATCGATAGCACGAACCATTTGTAGTGGAACGTATGGGCAATAGAAGATACCAGCGTCATAAGCATTAGCACCCTTATAACCAA